CGCCCGCACTACGAGCGCCCCCTGGAACGGGCCCACTAATGTCTACTCGGTCATACGCCAGGGCACCAGGAGTAATCGCCTCTCCTACTCCATACGCACCACCCCTCATCGTGCGGCGGCGACTGCCGCCCTCGTACTGCATTCCGCCTGTACAACCACCACCCTTCTTAGAACGTTTGGCCATTTACTCTTCGTCGGGAATATGTTCTGGAACGAGGGGAGGCTGTTCGGTGAACACGCCCATCGTCCCGGGCATGTCGTCGTAGGACTCGTAGCCACGAATCAACGCATTGGCGGGTGCGTCGCCAATCGTCGTCAGGGCCGTCAAGTCGGGACGATGAAAGTCTGCGAGAAGAGCCACCAGGATATCCTGTCTCTTCCTGAAGGACACTTTGTTGTGTACGCACTCTCCATTCACCGTCCAGATATCGTAGACCACAATCTGCTTCGGACCCAGGCGCACGCCGCGGAGAATGGTATCAAAGCAGAGGCGATCGTCCATCACGATGGGCAGTCGTTCCTCTGTCTTGCCGTCTGTCCACATGGCCCTGGGGACACCTTCATCGTGACCGAGCACAACCCATCCAGGAAGTCCATTGTATTGCGGAACCACCTTACAGGTCTGCGATGTTGGTTGCCCCTTCTTGACTAGAGGGTGCCATGGGTAGAGTGACCGAATTCGCTTCAGCATTCTCCTTCTTGGGTGGCTGTGTGTAATAGTCAGGCAGTGGCGGTTCGGCGGGCGGCGCGGGCGGCGGGCGGTGGAGGTGCCGCAGCAGGTGCAAGAGGCAGCACCATCGGCGCAGGCATGACCGTAGGTGGATACATCCAACGCACTAGCAAAAAGATGGCCGCGTGAAGCGCCACAAAGACAACTACGGATACGAGCGCAAGACCGAGAGCTTCCCAGACGTCCATTGTGTTGGACTCACCTTTTCTCGGGCACGATTCTACGCACTTCCTCAAAGTAGAAGGTCGTATGCGGGTCCGTGCGCTCACACCAACGACGGGGGTGCTCGGAGTATTCGGTGTAGGTCACGTCCTCTACGTGGTAGACGCGGGACAGGGTGCTAATCTCCATGGACTGCTCCGTAAGCAAAAGTGTGTCCCCCATTCGCTGGAGGAGCTGAAACATGCGAGTGTGGGCATTGATGCGTCCCAGTCCCGTGTAGAAGTACTTGGTTTCAATCGTCTTGCCTCGAGCCGACGCCCATGTGGGTGGTTGCTCAGTGTAGCGCACCTCCATCCCTTACTGTATTAGCACGCACGATTCGCTCTAGGTCAGTCGGCGAGTTCAGAATCTGGTTCATCTTGACCACGGCCGCAGCCACCGAGTCCTCAATCACAGCCCACCTCACAGGGTCGTTCAGAAACTTGGTGACACGGGTGGGTTGTCCAGGAAATCGCTCAATCAGCTCCGCCTCCACGGCGCCCGACATCCGCATGTACGTCCGCAACTGAATCTCGTCGTAGAGCGGCACCTCCGGGAAGAAGCGCGTGCGGTCCTTGCTGTCCACGATGCGATTGTGCGCGGCCACCCAGCCGTCCGTGCGCCCCACCAGCCGAAAGGTCGGAAAGTCCATCTTCAGGTTCTTGGTGTTGCGCTCCACTACCTGGACGCTATTGTCCGCCTCGTAGGTGTTCAGGATCTTGTCCTCGTTGTTGATGCCCCGCTTCTTGGACACCTCGCCGCGCGCCTCCGAGACCAGCTGGTTCAGCACCGTCTCGCCCAGGTGAGAGTAGCGCATGTTCAGCACCATGCGCGAGTGGACCTCCACATCCTCCAGAGCCGCAGCCACATTGCCCGACTTGGCAGCGTCCAGTGCAGAGTAAATCACCTGCTTGACATTTGCATCCTTGAAGACCTCGTCCTTCAGAGACCCGAAGGAACGAAGACCAAGCTGCTTCTCAAGAGCCCGAATCTTGGGCTCAACGGCCTTGTCCTTGCAGAAGAGCTCGTAGAAGACCTCGTCGACCTTTTGGTACTTGTGAAGACCGCAGACACCTGCGACACGGGTAGCGGAGATAGACGGAGTAAACATTGTAGCAGTAGGTTGCCTGGGTGTGTTGTGAGAGCATTCCGTTTTCGGGGGTTACGCAGACGAGAAGGACTGCTGCATTCGCTGAATCGCATCAATCCACCGGGGCATGCCGTCCAGTAGCTGCGAGATGGCCAGCGTGTTACCCGCCACAGGCGTCGCATCCAGGTTTGACTCGCAGACCAGCACAATCGCAGCAAGCATGAGCGGGCGCTTGGCCTTGTCAGAGGGCGACCACCGCAGGCAGTGCATCTTGTACAGGATCTCCACGTACGGCCGCGCCTGGTGGCTGGCCTGTTTGCGCACGGCATCCCAGAAAATCCAGATTGGGTGAGTGCCATGTTCCACGGACACGAACTCGTCTGCGCGGTTGGCGAAGGGCAGGACCATCTTGGACGCCTTCTTGTGCTCGCGGCAGAAGGTCAGAACCCACGACATCCAGTACAAGGCGCGCGTCAGGTCGCGCACATCTGACCGAATGCAGTAGCAGAACTCGTTCATCGGGACAATGACGGGCATCGGGTCGTTGGCCCGCAGCACGATCTTGCCGTACATGGACGAAGGAGCCTTGATGCTCTCCTGAATGGTCACCGGGTCGAAGTCATGTGCAGGCTTGAGGGTGGGCAGCGACGGCAGTTTGTTCTTGCGACACGTCGACATAGCTGCCGCCACCTCGCAGACGATACGACGAACGTCCATGTTGTTGCGGATGTCCGTCATGGACGACAGCGCATACCTGGATTCCAGCGGCATGTAGTTCTCGTAGGTCTGCGCCAAGTAGGTGAATACCGCGGGATTGGCGCGGTTGATGTGAAGGGCCGCTGCCTCAAAGAAGGCATCCCACAAGGAATGCACCAGTCCAGAGCACAGCAGTTCGAGCGTCCAGTAGCACGCGTAATCCGCGTGACCCAACTGCACGTTCTGTAGCAGGACCTTACGAACGTGGGCACGAGGGTGTCCACAAAAGGTCTTTTTTTGAAACTCAAGCACACTACGCGAGTCGTTGATCTCCATTAGTATGGAGTCTGGATTTGGGTAACGACGGGATGAACGTACATGAGTTTGATGACGACCACGTAGAGTGCGTAGAGCAGAACCAACACCAGCAGTACGTTCAGGAACATGTCGAGCCACGGCCACCACGTAGGCGCCGCGACCTTGCGATTGGTGATGTTGATTTCGTTCTGAAGGTCAGACGTCTTGGACGACAGCTGATTGATGGAGTAGTGCAAATCGTCCGAGACGCCCGAGTACAGACCGTGTGCCTGTGCCATCAGGTCCTGTGTGTCCTGTAGCTGATGCAGCTGCCTCTGGAGGCCCGTGAAGGACAGTGTGTACGTGTCCACTGCCTTCTGTGCCGTTTCGGCTGCGGCTGCGGCTGCGGCCTGCTGCTGAGCCGATGTGGCAGCTGAATCTGCTGCGGCAATCGCGGGGTCTTCTACACACGACCCGATATTCGCCGCCGTGTTGGTCCTGTTCTCTGCCGTCGCCTCCGCTGGATTCCATACAAAGCCAGCCGGGCATCTGGGCGATCCTAGAGACAACCCCCCAGCGGAGCAGAATCCTCCTGCCTGCTGCATGTAGTGTGTAAAGACCGATCCGGCTGGGCACGTAGGTGTAGGTGCGCTCATTGTATCTGTGAAAGATAGATTGCGGCTGCGATACCCGTTGAGAGAATCAGGACCACCGACATCTGAGCAGCCCAGACAGGCATGACCAGGAACGCAAGGATGCAGAACAGAATCGTGAGCAGTCCCGCCTGAATCACGTAGAGATGCTTGGCCTGAATGTCCAGGATCTTCTTTCGCTGCTTCACCTCCTGTGCGTCGGGAGTGCCTGCCGTCGCCGGCCGAGGCGATGGGGTGTTGGCCAAGAAGTCGTCAATCATATCACCCGTCTGTTTCCTCAGCCGGGACGACTGGTACATGGCCATCTTGTTGTCGTGTTGTGCCTCCGTGTTTACGCCCTCGTTCTGCGCTTGTAGGGCCCGTTGCTGGGCTTCATGATCCTGTGCGGCCCGATCCTCGGCCGCGCGGTAGGCAGCCGCGGCCTGCTCTTGCTGCGCCAGGCCGTCACTAGGAAGAAACTCGGTAAACCGCTCGACAGCTCCCAAGAATGACTCGATAATCGTGCGCGGAATCGTAGACGTAGCTGGATGTGGCGGCACACCTTTCAACGCATCCGTCACGGCGACTGGATCGCCTTCGCGTTTCTCGCACTTGTGCGTACTGTCGTTGAACGTGTAGTCGGCGCCCACGCATCTAGCATAGCACAATCCATCCGAGGCCTTGATTTGATCAGCGCCACACGTCGTAGGTACGGGCGCAGGCGTCCATCCTGGAGTCCGTTGATCCACGTAGTAGTTTTGTAACAGGCGAGTCACCTCGTCGCGCGTGACAGGGTCGCTGTACTTTTCTAGCAATGCCTTCGCCTTGATTCCGTACTCCAGCGCAAGACCAGAAAACTCGGATATGATCTCGTTGCCTTTCCCTTCGGGGTCGGGGTCACCAGGGGGGAGCGGCATGCTAAACACACTCATCGGGACCTTGATCGTGTCCTTCACAATCGTATTGACCCTGTCGTATCCAGTATTCACCGCTCGGGTAATCGCATCGCGGTCAATCTTGCCGCCACCGCTATGCTCTAGTTCCCGCCCTACTTCAAGAACGGCCAGGGCAATGNNTGNGTTTANCTTTCCGACCAGTTCATCGTCCGTGCCTTGTAGTAGTTTGACCACTGGGTTCGNCGCTANNTCTGGGATTGTCGAGAAGAACTTGGAGTGCTTCGACATCAACCCCTGTGCCTTGGACTTTACCTCTCGNGCGAATGCGAGAGCTTCTTGATAGGCCTGCTGGAGCGTCACTCCAGCCATGGATTCGATCCGTGCAAAAATTGCCCTGGCTTGAGAATCGGTAGGTGTTGTTGGCGTAATCCAATCAGGGTCAAACATGCCCGAAGCTGCCGCCGCATCCTGCTGGGCCTGTGTAGGTGCGCTACTCATTATCCTCTGTTAGGAAGAAAAGACCGAACTGTGCCGTAGATGGGCGCAATGAGACGTGCGTCGCGGTTTGCACCCATGTCCCGCCACCCGAGGGCATTGGGGACGGGGGATACTCCCTTGGAAAGGTAGGGGGCCAGCGTAGCCGACATGCGAATGTATCGAGTGTGCTCCGATGCGTCCGATGTCAGACCTACGTGACGAACGCCGTTGTTTCCCAGTTCGATGAAGGAACGGACGGGCATTTTGTTTACTAGGCAAGAGATAATGATTGAGTGGCTTGTCTTTCTCGCAGCCACATTGCTGTTCATCATCAACGTGTCGGCACCGAGGGAACGTGCGACAAATCCACCCCCTTCTACCCAGACGGTGACCCTGCCACAAGACCTTCAAGACCAGCTGACCAGTTACAAGACGCTCTTGACAGCGTCCACATTGAATCCACAGGACCAAGCAGCAGCGCAGGCAACTGCAGCCGCAAAAGGAGTGCTTGACCTGCAAATGACCAACTGGCAGAGTGAAATCACCAACTCACAGTCTCAAATCCAGACGTCTACGAATGCAGACGTCGGCATCGGTTCTGATGTCGCGACTCTCCACGCACAACTCGACGGATACGAAAAGACATTGCCCCAGCTTGAGGACACCTTGACCAAGTCCCAGGTGAATACCTCAGAAAAGACCGAAAACATGTCGGTACTGGTTGCAAAGGCGGTCGCTGTGACTGTGATTGGCATGTTCGCAGTCTTTGTGAACGGTCTGTTCTAGATACCCTTCATGATCATGACGCCAGCCAGAGCCATGCACCCAAGGATAAAGAGCCCCGAGTAGATCAAAAACGGACCTTCAAATTTTTCCTCCTCGCGAGCGCGAATGCGTTCCAGCGTCTTGATCTGGTCGTCACTTGTGGACAGGAGATTGTACTGCACTTCCAGATCGTGTAGGCGGTCGAGCAGTTGGTGGCGCTTCGTTTCCAGGTCTGTACTCTCTGTCGCCTGTGTCGTCACGGACACCATCTGGTTCAGGATGTTAATCATCTTCTGCTTGGCTGTGAGCACGTTGTTCATTGCGGCATTGATTTCATTGGACGACGTCAGCGCCATGGCCGCAGAGACCTTTGTATCGTAGTCCGCCTTGGCTGCCTGATACTGATTCTCTAGGTCGGCCAACTGTCCATCTGTAGCCTGTCCTGGGGCACTCATTGTGTTCAGACAACATTTGCGTCCACTACACAGTATCGCCACACCTTGGACTGTCCCGCGGTGTCGCTATGCCGAATGACCTCGACGATATCGCCGGGGACTGCACCGATGATACGAGCCTGGATATCCTGCGAGTCAATGGACAACAGCTGGACCTCGGGCTTGGTGATGTTCTTGTCCTTCAGCAGGGCCGTGACCTCGTCAGGCTTGAGGATGCGGTGGGGCATGGACCAGCGCGACTGGGTGATGTCGTACTGCAACTCGGGCAGATAGAAGAACTGTACCCTGTCCTTGGCGGCGGCCTTCATGGCGAGCAGCGCATTGTCGGACGGCTTGGACCGCGAGACAATCACCATGCCCTGGGCGTAGGCATTCTCGGCTGCGAACTTGCGGTAGTTAACAATGTCGGTCAGGGACGTCGTCTGCTTCTGATTGAAGATCACCAAGACCTTTCCGATGGTGTAGACGTTCGCCTTCTCCACGTCTTCCGTCGTGACACGAACTGTATCGGTCGGAAGTCCGCGGCGGCTGTAGAAGAGTCGCAGGGTCTCAAGAGCAGTTTCCTCAGTCGGCGCCATGCTTGTTGTTGAGCAAGAGACGAAACAATCCCTTTTTTTCGGGGTCTCTAAACAATGACTGAACTCCTTGTGCTTGTTGCAGCCTTGGTGGCCGTTTGGCTCGCATGGCTGACCTTCTTTTCCCCTGAAGCCAAGCGTCCTGCCCCCGAGTTCAACGACCTTCGCGGTGTCGAGCGGACGGACGTCACGATGGATTCCAGCTACGAGCAGCGGACAAACCACATGCCCGCGCCCATGGTCAATAGCCCGCCGTTGGAAGGTAAGGAGACTCCGTTCCAGGTGAATGCGTACCGCGCATTCCTGCAGTTGTCGGGCGGTCCTCCACCTGGGCGTCTACAGGAGACGACGTGATAAAGCCTAATGGCTCATAAGCAAAAAATACCGGTGGCACTGCGAGAACAAGTATGGATCCTTCGCTGTGGACATGTCTTCTCCTCGCCTTGCACGATTACCTGGTGCCAGAACCGTATCAATGTCTTTGACTTTGAGTGCGGACACGATGTGCCTGAGAGCAAGGGTGGCAAGACGACTCTTGACAACCTGTATCCCATTTGTCGGCGATGTAATGGAAGCATGGGGAATCGGTACACGATCGCGGAGTGGAACGTCAAGTTCGCGGACAAGCGTTCGTGGTGGTCAAAGGTCTATCGTTACTGTTGTAGACGGTAAGGCCCCAGGCTTGGTTCCTGCCTCGCGATGCTTCACGACCTCGTCCCAGAAGGACTTCATCTCAGGAAGGTGCTTGGGCAGCCACTGGGGGTCCTTGGGTACAAAGTCCTTCTTCACAGACTGCAGGATCCAGTGGACCTTCTGATGCTCCTTCTCCCACGACGCGTCCTTCGTATAACTGACTGTATCGTCCTCGAAGATCACAAAGACACCTTTGCGACCTTGGAAGGCCACCCACTCTGCATAGAACACCTGCTTGAACCGAAACTCCACGTACTCACACTCGTCGATGCCCGTGCACTCCATCTGCATCTGCATCTGATGGATATAGGCCGCAGGCACGCCGTCCTTGGCCACACGCGAGAAGGGGCACTTGAACTCGACCAGCCGACCGAAGCGCGTGTCTCGCGGTCCCTTAGGGAAGATGATCCCGTCGGGCGAGGCACCGAGGAAGGCATACACGGGATGCTGGACACACGACACGTCTGTGATGGAGCAGTTGGTGTCCTCCTCGTAAATCTGCTTTGCGATGGGCTCAAATCGCGTGCCCCAAATCAGAGGCGCACACGGAGGACCTGTTGAGGGTGCAGGGGGCTCGAGCTTGCGTATCATGACCGACCGCCGCGTCTCACCGCCCGTGAAGATGGCGCCCAACTCCGACGCAGTAATCATCTGCCCCCGCTTGGTGTGCCATGCGGCCGTTCGCTGGTCGTTCTGGCCGTAGATACGAATGACTCTGCGCACATTGCGATCACGAGCCCACCTGCGTCCAAGTTCTCCCTTCATCAACTCGTGGACGCGAGCCAGAGCATGACGACGAAGCACACGATGAGAAAGAGGCACCAGACCTGCGCAATACTGTACGAACTGTCGGATCCGTGTTTGAAGGTGAGTGAACGGCCCGTCCCAGAGCCATGTAGTGAGGGCTTCATCCATTGCGTTTAGTTTGCGTTGAACTCCTAAACTCATTTTCACTGGTGAAACACAGATTGGGTATGACGGACACTGTGATTCAAAGCAAGGAGCAGTGGGTACTGCACCGCCTCGAGACCTTCTACGCCAACCCCGAGACGTTTGCGCGCGTGCAGTCCATCCTCAAGGGCGAGTCCAAGCTGAGCCTGCGGTTAATCGACTGGTTCGTGACCAACTACTCCAAGAAGCAGAATGTGTCCTTCCTGACCAAGGACAATAAGCACGTCATCGTGTACCTGGTCTACAAGGCGCACCTCAAGGCGTATAACAAGAAGATGTTCGACCCCTTCTGCAGGTGGAAGCGAATCCAGTTTCGTGGGCTGGACACGACCGTGGGGCAGCTCAACTTCTTCGAGTGGGCCGTGCAGGACGAGGTTCTGGATTACCTGACGGAGCACTACGACGAGATCCATGCAGACATGGAGGCCTGCTCGCAGGTGGTGACCAATACCGAGGAGGGTCGCCGCAAGCGCCATGAGCTATCCAGGTCGGCAACCAAGTCGGTGCGTCGTCACGATGTCCGCGTTGTGGTCTCGTTTGATTAAGTGGTCGCAGGTAACAATGTTATCCGCCATTGACCGCAAGGTGGTCTACCCGGTGTCCACCGACATTACCGAGCACGATATCGACGTGGTCTCCGACCTGTGGAACATGGATGGGCACGAAGTCTACCGTGGACGGCGCGACCCTACGTACAAACATGCCAATGTGTACTGGCTGTACGATGAAGACTTGGACCGTGTAGGACTGGCCGAGCACGACCTGATTGACCACGCAGACGTGCACCTTCGGTGGTACTACGAGAGCCCGTTTGCCACTCTGCTACAGGAAAAGGGGTGGGAGGTCGGAGACAGCATCTGGTCCGTCCTTCCCGAGTCCGTCTACGAGCGGTTCACGTCCGAGGGATGGACAACGCCAAAGTCCATTCTGGAGCAGTGTCTCAAGAGTTCGGTCCGCGTCTTCAGCCCCGACATGGTCTTGAATCCACCCAAGATGTACTCATGTGAAAAGTGTGCGTGGGCTTCTCTTGAGCCACTCCACGCTGGTTGTATCGGGTCTCACTTGGATGTACATAACCTATCCAAGGTCTTCTTTGTTGATGAATCTCTCACACTTCACAAGCCTCCGTCTGGCTCCAAGGTCTTCACACTGCTGCAGCCACCGCCGCACGCTTCCGCCCAGGCGTCTTTGCTGGAGCCGCAGCCGCAGCCGCATACCGAGGCTGCTCCTCGGGAGTAGGCGGACGAGCCTCCGCGACAGGCACCTCCACCGTGTCCTCGTCCAGCTCCTCCTCCCGATCCTCCTCGGGCTCCTTGATGTCCGCGAACGCCGCCCGGGCCGTGACGCGAGTCGGCGGGAAGATCTTCGCCAGCACGACACGCCACGTCACACCGAAGCCAGTGCCCGTCACATAGATGCTCGGCGCGATCACCATGCGGCCCTCCATGCGCTTGGCGAACACCTGCTCAATGTTGTCCAGCGTCACCGCGATGGACTCACCGTTCGGGTCCATGGCATCCAGGCTGACCTGGCCATCCCACACCGAAATCTTCATGCGCAGACTCGGCGGGTACTTACCACTCGGCACCCACTCGCCATTCACCTTCTCCACGCTAGGATTCAGAATCGGCTTCATCGTCTCACGGAGCACCGCCTCCGACTTGGACTTGCCGAACCACTTGCCGCTGTTCGTAATCGCATGCTGGATGATCTTCTCCTGAAGGTCCAGCATGAAGTTGTACAGCTGCCCAATCTCGCCCAGATCAGGCGTTGCGCGCTGCTTGACGTAGGTGTCGCATCCCTTGAGGGACGCGAGTAGGCTGTAGCTGTTCTTACCCTGGTCGTCGGTGCGGGTCACGACGCCTGCTGGGTAGAAGATGCGCGGAATACGGACCTGGAAGTTCTGGCCGTTGTAGCGAATCGGAACGGTCTTGCCTCCAGCCTTGTTGGCGCGGATCTCGCCGATGGTGACGCGGGTGATGTCGAGGGTCTCGGAAGGAACGATGGCAGAAGCAGACATTGTAGCAGGTTGTAAGACTCTCTGTCCCATCCGCCGTCGTTTCCGTTTTTAGCGCACGAATCCAACTTTCAAGAAACTCTTCCCGTCAAGCAAGGGAGATGTCGAGGTGTGCATCTACGAAGAACAAGAAGTCAGATGACCAATGTCCACACACTGCATTGGTTGGACACGCCATGTGTGGTCGACACCGTAGTGTCAAGGCGCCCAGACTCTGGGTCGATGCTGTAAAGGATACGACAGCCCCCCTTGTCCGTTTTCAAGCCATCTTTCGAGGATGGAAAGTCAGGCATTACCTTGCCTTGTGTGGACCCGGTGTGTTGCGCAGGGGCGACTGTGTGAACGATGAAGAGCTCGTGACCCTCGTGGACAAACATCGTCAAGACCCATTTGACTACGTGGGACTAGAGGAGGCAGGGAAGATTTGGTGGTTTGACTTTTGTACCCTTTGGGATTGGACGACACGATCCATTGAACCTACAAATCCGTATACGAAGGTAGCACTGTCCCACGAGGTGAAGCAGCGCCTCAAGAAACTGTGGGTCTACCGTCGTAGGAAGGGTATGACACTCGTATCAGAAGCAGGGGTACCCACAGCAGACCGTATTCTTCGGAGGTGGACGGCCGTATGCCAGGTCTTCCGCTTCTGTGGGTTTGACGATGTCCATCCCAACATGTTCGTCGACCTGACCAAGGAGAATCTGGTGGTCATGTTCCGTTTCCTGGCAGCAGACTTGGGAGAGATGCACAAGAAACCCCATCGCGCGCTGAACTACTGCACTCGGGGTATCCACAGCGCAAAGTCCATGACTCCCAACTCCTATATCATGACCAGTCTGAATGCATTGCTCTTCATGCTAACGGAAACCAATTCCTACGACTTTATCTTCATGGTCCTGTCGGCGCTCTACCGCTGCTGAAAAACGGGTTTGGTAGCAGGAGGGTAAGGGCAGTCTCACCATGAATATCTTCATGCTCTCCCTCGACCCCGCGGAAGCGGCTCGCCTTCACTGCGACAAACACGTCGTGAAGATGATCCTCGAGACCTGTCAACTGTTGTATACTGCCCACTGGATGTGTGGAACCGCCATGCCTGAGAATGCCTACCGCACCTCCACCGTGTCCTCGTCCAGCTCCTCCTCCCGATCCTCCTCGGGCTCCTTGATGTCCGCGAACGCCGCCCGGGCCGTGACGCGAGTCGGCGGGAAGATCTTCGCCAGCACGACACGCCAGGTGACACCGAAGCCAGTGCCCGTCACATAGATGCTCGGCGCGATGACCATGCGGCCCTCCATGCGCTTGGCGAACACCTGCTCAATGTTGTCCAGCGTCACCGCGATGGACTCACCGTTCGGGTCCATGGCATCCAGGCTGACCTGGCCATCCCACACCGAGATCTTCATGCGAAGGCTAGGCGGATACTTACCGCTCGGCACCCACTCGCCATTCACCTTC